GATATTAGAGTATGGAAATATTTGATAGTCAGTTATATGTTTACAAATATAATCGTTACTGTGCCAACCTCTATAGTTTACATTTTTTAATTCAGCTGCTTGAGCATATAATGGTTTATATGTGTCATCATTATTATCCATAAACTCATTGCCGTATATTTTTGTAGAAGAAAAAACATCAAGAGTTATATTTTCATTTTTAATAAGCTGCATTGCACCAAGTATAATATTCAAACCTCTCCAAGGAGTTGGATGAAATATCATTTTTATTGGATCACCTTTTTTGTGTATTTTTCTTTCAGGAAAATTTTCTATTGCATTTTTGATTACTGTGCATCTTTCGGTAGGGACTTTGTATACCATTCTAAACTTTTCGTAACACCAATGTGAGTTAAAAACATACCAATCATATTTTTTGTGATTGTCTTTATCTTTAAACCAAGGTGCAAGGTTTGGTTGGTCATATGAATTTTGTTGCCAAAGAATATTTATTTTGTCTTTTGCTAAAGGTATTTTTTCAGGAACTGAGGTTGTAATTTGAAAGTTATCTAATAGTTTTGAATCAACATACTTTTCAAGTAACTTTACTTGTAACTCTGTACCACCTATAGGATTCATTACTTGGTTTTACCAAATACTTGAAGAGATGCAACCTCAATTGCTACGTCCTGTTGAAGATCATCCACAGTAGTATCAGTGTTGGAATCAGCAACATCAGTATCAAAATGAGCTTTGCTATCATAAACTTTTCCTGTTCTTTTATTTTTGATTGTCTCTACAACCTTAGCATTATATACAGGAACTTTTTTACCATCTATTATTGTATAGTTTTTATCGTCTTCCGCCATGATTAGCTCGTCCTTGTTTATTATAAGGTTTATAACTTCTTTTCTCTGACTTTGAAAGGCTTTTCTTGTGACGACCTGGCCGTTTCTTAGGCTTTGGTCTTGGCACGTAATGAATAAATTTTTGCCTAGCCATTTTCCTGCGATCTATCTATTAGTGCATAACTAATAACACCTGTAATTGCATTCGATGTATCACTTTCCATAAGCAACGTATCACCTGCCTCAAGATTAATAGTATTAGATGCTAGATTCACAAAACTTTTATTTAGTTGTGCATGAGCAACCACTCTTGCTGTGCCTCCATTTTTTAAAACTAAAAGATCTACATCAGCATTTGATGCTGACTTATGAACCGCTTGTACACTTTTAACAATACCAACTGCAGAAGTAGATATTGTTAATACAGTCGTTGATGTGTTTGTGCTTAATAAATATGTTTCGTTTTTATATTGTATTGTCATGACATGAAATAATTAAAGGTATCTTGTTCGTTTTTCAAGTCCTGTTGAAATGATGTATTTAGTTGTGTTTTAACTGTATCAAGAGATTGAACAATCTGTCTTTGGTTCTCTTCTTCATATTGTTGTTTAGGTTCAGGTATGTAAACAGTTATTTTAGCCATTAATATCCTCCCATACCAGCTGCTGCATCTGATTGAGCTGCTGCAGAAGCACCACCATCATGGTCACTTCCTCCTCCTCCTCCACCCATTGCTGCATCTCTCGCTGAAACTTGTGATGATGGTCTTTGTGCCATTTGTTTTTGTATACCTCTTGCTTGTGCCATGTTTGCTATTGCTGCAGCATTTCTTGCATCGATGCCACCATAGCTTTTTGCATCAAGATAATCTGCTAATGTTTTTGATCTTGCAAAATCTGTAGATTGTATTCTTTGGTTTATATCTTTCAAACCACCCAACATCATCGCCCCAATACCTATTGGGTTAAAAGACATTCCCATTTTAGAACTCAATTTATTCATAATTAAATTTTTACCAAGATTTTTTAAGGATCCCATGCTTGATGTAGCATTATTTACCAAACCTGTAATGCCGCTATTGTCATTAGCTTGTGCTGGCATTTGACTCATTACAAAGTCTCTATATGTTGCAAAGTCTGGATAGGTCGCTTGTAAAGCTCTATTAGTGCTGTATTCTTGGAATAATGCTTCTTCGTTCATTATCTCATACCGTCCTGTGATACATCTGCTCTAAATGTTCCAAATCTCCAATTATCATTAAGTGCAGAGTTTTCTATTTTGATATTTGCAAGTCTACCTCTTACCCTTGTATCTATTTTTGATGTTGCAGAATTTACCACAAAAGATATTGTAGTGGTATTGCCTGCAATAGGAAAGTCTTTTGTACCAAGTGTTATTGATACGTTACCTGATAAATTCTTAAAGTCTGGTAAAAATCTTCTGATGTTAAGAAGAAACTGACCATCACCTTCTACGGGTAGATCAAAGTCACCAGATTGCACAAAACAACTTATAGCTTCTTCTGTTCCATTTAAATTAATTTTATTCACACCTCTTTCATGTTCAAAATAAGTTGTTGATCCAAATTTATTTGTTGCACCTTGTATAGTTGGAAACTGAGGAACAGTTGTTGAATCATATTCTGTTGCATAAGGGTTTGCATATGTTACTGAATCTGCATATGTTGTTCTTGCTAATGACATTGTTGCCCAGGTGTTTTCCACATAATTATAAGTAACAGTTCTATCTATTTGAACAGATGGTCCGGTAGTCGGTGTCCCTTTTGGATAAAACCACAATATCTCGTTATATAAAGAGTTATGAGCACCAAACACAATTTGGTTAGATGCATAATTTATACCAAGATTATCACCATCAGTTGTGAATACAAAGTCTTCTACTAATGAAGGTAAAAGTTTAACTGTACCATCAAATACAAAAAACCCACCAGAGTTACCCATCCAAAATACTTTACCATCTGCATAAACAGCTGCATGAGGACCTATACATCCACAGTTAGTACCTACTTGTCTTATAGAGAAAGTAAAAGGTGGACCAACAAACTGCATTGTATAAGCTGCTTGATCAGTCAATATTAAAACATAGTCTTTACCATTTACAGCTGTAACGATTGTGTTTCCGGTGTCCAGTCTAAATGTACCTGCAGTATTTGTAGATGTAGGATTATATAAATTAAAGTTTTCTTGATCACTAAATCTTATAAACATTGGATCTTGTGAAGTATTATCACCTACTGTTGTCTCTGTTCCAAAATGAATAAAATGTCTATCCCTGTCTGATACAATAGTAGAAACAGATTTTGTAGGAGCACTAGCCATTTCCGTACATCTATTATTAAGAGGATTACTAACTCTTGGATCCCAAGTAAATGTTTTTCCATTTCTTATGGTTGCAGTAAGTATTGCACCAAAATTATCAAGTGACCAGTTGCCTGGATCTAGTATAACTGATGATGTTGTAGTTTGTTGTCCCCAACTTATAAAGTTTGTAATTTCAGTGACAGTTGCACCACTACTATGGGCTGCAGTTGACGTTCCTTGTGCACCTCTTGTAATACCTGTTAAATCATTAGAACTAACACCTGTGTATGTAATAATTTCTTGATCTACTAATATAGTTCCACCAGATGCAGAAAAACCAGTAGCACTTGTTAATGTAATACTAGTTCCTGATCCTCCTGTACCAGCAGTATCGTTTTGTAAAAGTCCATTTAACGTGTTCGTTAATGCTCCAGAAACATTTCCACCCCAAGTTCCTGTACCCCAACCATAACCATAAGTTTGAATAGTTGGTCCTATTTCTGCATAGGCTCTTATAGTTGCTGAACCAGCAGCAGTCATACCTGTTCCTGTCTCACTTGATGCCATCGTAATTGTAAAAGTATCTGCAGCAGCTGTAATTACTTCAAATGTTTGATCAGTAAAATTTGCCGTTGTAAAACTTGTTGCACCACCTCCTGGTAAAGTGACAGACTCAAATAAAAAATAATCACCAGATACTAAACCATGTGCAGTTTTATTAACTGTAACCGTTGATTGACCATTTACAGATGTAAACGTAGCACCAGTCAATCCTGTATCTAAAGGAGTGACATCATAAAAAGCATCTTCATAGTAGATTAATAAAACTTTAGATGTTCCGATAGCTGCGTACTTTCTACCTTGTAAATCTGTCCAAGTATGTTGAGCACGTGCAGGACCTGCAATAGTCTTTTGTCCTATGGCAGCAAATCCACCAATTTTTTCTGGTTGTGCATATCTAAATCTAACAAAATCACCATCAATCCATCTACCTTCAGCTCCTGAAGGTGTATCTGTTTTATCAAAACCTGGTAGTAATTTTACATTTGTAAGAGGCATACGGTATTTTACACCATGTTAAAGCTTCTTCCAAGTCGTAGGTGATGGCATGTTATGCTCAGATTTTAAACCTTTTCTCATAGTTAAAAGCACATCTCCTGATATTGAAATACGTGGTTCTTCTTTTTCATTAATTCCTGTTTCGTGAAAAAGCATAGATGGAAAGATTACAATATTACCAGTCTTTGCTGGATACTCCGCTTTTGCAAAATTGACCTCATCCCATTTTTTAAAATAAGGATCTCTTTTTGGGATGTTTAAACCAACTTTATGTGCTTCATCATCTATGAAGAATAGATTTCCTTGATCATCTGCTTTTACATAATAGACAAAACTAAAGTGACTTGTCATATGCCTGTGGTATGAAATAAATTGGTCTTTAGTAGAGTATGTAGCCCATGATTTTGTTATATAAAGTTCAAACAATTCTAGATCATAATGCAAACCATGTATTGCAGCAATT